CAAAGAAAAGATCGTCACGAGTGGTAAGGTTGACACCACTAATGATAGTGCCTTCTTTATATACATTTGACCCAAATCTTTCTACTTGTTTTTGTAGAATAGTTTGAAGCTGAGTTAACTCTCTTGCTTGTACAGCTTTAGATGGCTTAAAGAGAATACGATTAAACTGCTTCTCTTCATTAAAGTCATCATAATACGGATCTACATTTAAGTTTTTGTTGATACCCATGTGTTATATTCTCTTTCCCTTAAAAATCAAACGTGAATTTTATTTTTTCACTTTTATCTGCTTCTCTAGTGATAGGAGCAAAGTCTATAAAGTGTAAAAGATCACCACTATACACTTCGTACTCTCCATACACAATTTCATCTGCTATCTCATTATTTATACTGACTGAAGACGAAAGGTTATCTTTAATGTAGAATATACCCTTCTGTAGTTTATGTGCGAAGTTTCCATGATAGTCAACTAAATATATTTCAGTCTTGTCTACTGGAGTGCCTATGTCATCTGTGGCTACATATCTCAACTCACTTATTCGAGCAGTTATGATATCTAGAGAGTAGTCATAGTTATTATCCGAAACATTCTGCTTAGTTGTCGCAAATGCAACCTTTGCTACTCTAGAGCCGTCTATCTGACTTCTGTTTTGCATTGTGAATACTGTTCCAATCTCTCCACCCAAAACTCCCTCAGCTTGGAACGCCGACCAATCGTCAGTTGTGGTCATATTGCCTTGATCTACAATAGTATAACTGACTCCATCAACAGCCGCCTGTATGTCTATCGTCTTGATATATTGCTCTACATATTGGTTTACCTTACCACCCTGATTTAGCGAATCACTTCTGCCGTCGGAATCAACTGGTGTCTGTAATTCATTACCAGGTAATCTAATAATCGCTCTGTTATCAAAAGAGTGCCCCAATGTTGGATTTGTTGGTATAGTAGATACACCATTAGCATCTGTTATTGTTGGATTTTTAAGTAGTCCGACAATAGTATATGTGTTAAAGTCTGGAACGAACTCGTTTGCTCCATCAAAGTTAGTCACTAGAGCCAAACGACTCATTGCTAATTCAGAAATTGGATCTGAACCATGGCCGCCCACAGGAGAAACAATTGCTCTAAGAATAGTTGGGTTATCAGCAACAGATTGTGAACCCTTCAAAAGCGGTGGATAGACTACTTCAGCAGTGGCGTGTTTATAGTGTCTTCCTCTCGACTCAAAAGCAACTCGCTTTAGTGTTCCAGTTTCATCCAAAACTCCATATGCTTTACAACGAAAGTCTTTTTTTCTGGCGTTGCTTACGCCTTCTTCTGTGTAAAACCCTAGTTTACTTGCTGATACATTAATCTTAATAACTAATTGACACTCTACGGGTCCGTCAACAGGAACAAAACTATCTGTTGAGCCTTCGGGCATTCTAACGAAAAGAGTTAATTGATTACTACCAATTGAAGTAATAGAATCAACAACATCATACAAAGTACCAGATGAGTTGTGACGTAAGTACATATTCTTGTATGCACCATCAACACTATACAATGCCCTGCCAGTTTTAGGCGTGGTAGACACAACAATTCTCTTTACTCCAGGTGTGGCAGAGTCGATAGAAGATATAGATTGAACAGAAGATGTGTTAGCAGAAGAGGTTGCCTCACCAAATAGATACTGACTAAACTGACCTTCGTATGTTGATTCTATTTTAATGTTAGATATATCTTCTTGCGCTTTCTTTGCGACTTCTGGATCACCATAAGATAACCCATCAGCACCTTGATAAGTTGGTAGTGGCAGGTGACTCCCAGTTTTGTACTGGTCAATCTCTGCTTTGTCCACAGTAAATAAATACTGCCAAACATATCCATCTTGTGTTGTTACCTTACTATAGACTGTATCGTCTACAGCGCCAGGCACTTCATAAGATATAGCACCATTATTGTTATCAATACATTTAAGTACCAGAAAGTTATTACTACCATCTTCTTGTACGGTAATCACCATATTTGAAGATTCTGTATTTTTGGCATCATCAAATTCATCATAAACTCTTCCGCTTTGATATGGGTTTTCCAGAAACATATATCTAGCATTGGCTTTGTTTATTTTGTTTCCAAATATAACCTTTCTCTGGAAGTCTCTCTTCTCGATTTGCGTGTTGTTGATTCCTGGCTCACCCTCAAACTCAATCCCATCAAGAGATTGACTAGCCATAACATAAAAGTTATCAGTAGCCAATGAATCGAATAGACGATCAGTAGTTTCAACTTTAAAATTTTCTGTAATTATCTTTGCCATTTCTTTTCTCTATGTTAATCTAAAGTGCGTTGCTCTTTAGTGAATTCTCCTATTATGTATGGGTAAGCAGGAGTTGTAAGATTGTTATCGCTAAATGTTAAAAAGTATGCATATGTTCCACTCTGAAATTCTGGAGTTATACAATATCTTCCATTGAACACATCTAAGTCTGATCCTATAGACGAGTCATAAAAATAGTCTACAGTATATGTACCTCTGGGAGCAGAAAAAGTATCCGGTCTTCCAACCACGTTTTCCAATATGTCTTCACTCTTTAGTGCATATCCACTAGACATAACCTTAACACCACTATCATTGTCTGGTGCATTAGCATTTGTAAATCCATAGGGTCCATAGATTGGATGCCCATCAAGCGCCCAGCCAACTATCTTAGAATGACCCAATGGTAAACCATTTGATGATTCTACTCCATGTCGCATATAATCCGAACTAAAGCTACTATCATTAAAATAAGGACTAGATGTCTTAAATCTATTATTAGGAGATAATGGTGTTCCGAACCCCTTAGTATAGAACGAACAACTTCTATACCTGTATTCGTTATTATCGCCTTCTGGTCTTCCGCCAGCTTGATCCAATGCGCTATTATCAGGAAACACTGCATCCCATCGCAAACCAGTTGGAGAAGGGTTGCCGCTACTTGGACTATAGTTCACTCCAGGTGGATATATAGGAACACCATTTACTGTGACTCCTATAGCCCCATCATCGCTATAAACGCTCTGTGGAGTTGCTGCCGCAATATTTCTCATTCCTGCTCTATATCTAAAATTAAAATTATGATCTTGGTCTTCTATTTGCTTGTCTCTAACCATAGCCGCATTAGGATCGTCTCCTATATCACGAGCAAACTTTCTTATCGAATTATCATTTACTGCTGTGTTAACGCTGAGGGTATTACCCACTCTCACGACACCGCCAGCACTAGCCGGAAAGGGGTCACCATCTGATTTTACTTTTAAAATTTTAGACATTATTCTTGAACCTTCTCAACAGTAACTGCGATATATCTTTGATCGTTATCTTGATCTGCATCATCGTTAACACCAGGTCCGTCTAGAATCAAGTCTTTGTTTTCAATATTTCCATTGACTGTATCTATTTGACCATTCAAACCAGTAACAGTAGACTCTGATTTTAAGATATCTTTTAGTAGTTCGAATCTGGTAATTACCGCATCAACATTAGACTCTAGTGTATTATTACTATTTATCAAAGGCGTACTAAACATTTTTGTACCAGAAACTCCAACAACATCTTTTACCAAAGGCCCATAGATTTCTGGATCGATCATAGAAGATATATCATAAGAGTATTCTTGATAATAATCATTGTCTGGGATTCTGGCACTTATTTCACTGGCAAAAGAGTTTTTGCTTTTCCATCTGCCCAAAGTCTTGCCTTGCCCTAAAACTCTTAACTGTGCAGAGCCGATAACTTTATTGTATCTGGGGCTTTCTGGCATTGTGTTTATTATGTCAACAACTTCACCATCTTCGAACTTGTATCCTGTGTGACTTACAGCCAATTCAGTAATCTGTCCAGTGTCATAATAAGCAGGCCCGATGACATTAGCATTGGCGCCCATAGGAAGAGATTCTCTATCTCTTTTGAGTGCCATAATGTTTCTATCTTGTGCCCTAATGTTTACTGGTAAAGTTTGGTCAAATTCATGAAAACTCATATGTCTGAAGTAGAAATCTTCTTCTTCTCTTCTTACAAACTCTGCTCGAACTTCGTATGTCTCATCAACCAGTTCAAAAGTTGTTGCGCTTAAAGAATATGTAATCTGGGAATTAGCAACAGCAACACTGGCAGGTATTGCGGCAATCTGCTCAGGGGTATACTGAAGACTGTAATTCACATCTGATGATTCTAAGATTCTCTCTTGCGTTACTATTTCGCCTGGGCTTAATGTAAAATCAGATGAATCAAAGTTGACAATGTAGTCTTGTTTATTGAATCTTGCTATTACGTCATTTACAACACGAACGCCGACATCATTTTCATAGTCTGTTCCTGGTCTATCTTCTGTCAACTCAGCAATACTTCCTAGAGTAAACGTGACCTTATTAAACGCATCTCGATACTCTGTGTTTGCAGTTTCTAGACCCGGACCAGATAGATCGTAAACACCATCTCTGAATATGTCTGCACCACTTGAGTCTTGAATAGAGATCGTATCCAATGCAATATCAGAAAGTAAGTCAGTAATAATAGTAACAGTTTCTTCATTATCTACTTTATTGATTTCGAAAGAAGAACTGTCATTGAATGCGCCGATGTTCATACACCTAACTGTTTGATCTGGCTTTCCGTTAATCAAACCAATAAACGAAACATTGTTACCTAGACCGGTAGATGGAAGTCTGTCTCTTTCTTGCGACCCCGCCATTACTGGGTCTGTCATCATACCTTCCATATTATATGTACCAAGTTTAATATTGGAAGTTTCTGCTACAACTTGACCAGTATTTGCATCTGTAGTGAGATATGTTATAGGCGATGATACTTGATCATTTACTTTCAAGTGATCTAGTACGATACCTGTTCCAGTTATTTCTTCTGTTGGCTCAAGTGCAGTAAACTTTTTATTATGCTGAAGTAATGCATGAGGGTCGACTGCTTTAGGAGTTCCATATGTTTTTACTAAATTGTGAGGTCCTGTTTGAACATTTTCATCTTGATAACGAACAAGGTTGTTATCAAATAACTCATAACTTGTATAAAGCTGAATATGGTCATTATCCAGTTTTTTGATGAAGTAAACTCCATCGTCTAAAGTCTGAACTCCACCAACAAGTCCAATCTGACCAGTACCCTTTGTAAGTGTAACTTTATCTTGGCTTTCAAATCCATGATCAGCAATGTTTATAGAATGATTAAGAGTGGTGTCACTCGGTCTAACTGTACCAAAAACATTTAGTCCATCAAACTGCTGTGTGATTACTGGCATAGCTGGCACAGGATATGCGCCAATAAATCTATCTCCAACTTGAGGAGTCGAGTCGCTATCAGCACCACTCCATCCAAGTTTACTCCAATCAACAGGACTCATCTCTCCTAGATCATGAATAAAATACGTTCTTCTTGCTGTCAGCGCACTTGCCGCCGCGGCTCCACTAAGAGCATTTACTCTCAAAGTTGCATCTGTGTTTAGTGGTAATCCTAGACTAATCCACTCAGCATATGAAGTAGTACCCAGATCAAACAAAACATATTCTTTACCAGTAACCAAATTACATTTGATAGATGTACTAAATCCATCTGAAGAATAATTCGTTGGAGCAAGAGGAATGTGATATGCATCGTATTGCTCGTAGTTTGGAGTTCTTCTTCTTGGGTGAGCCATTCCGTCTGCAAGGGGAAGTCCAGTAGCTATATCATCAGCAGGGAACTCTGCCGAAACTAGATCAGGGTATAGTGGTGGAGTCTCAAGAGAAGCACCAATAGTTAGCTGTGGTAAAATTGAGTTAAATGATAACCAACGATATAGTCTAGCAAGAATTTGCTTATTATTAGCAAAAACTGCATCATGTCTAGCAAGTGTTGTCGGTGTTACACTAGCCGGTGTCTGACCTTCAATCGTTACAAAATGTAAGTCTGCATCAGCAAATTTAAAATCAGTACCAATCATTCCCTTTTCTGCACCAATCAAATTCCAGTCAGCTTCTGTAAGAGTAGTTCCTGGGTGGACAATCGTATAGAATTGTCCATTTTCAAGATCACCTAAAGATAGATTCATGAAGCCACTAAGACCTAGAGTATCATTAGCACTACCATTTCCACCTGGTCCTGCGGGAACTGGAGCGATTGTTGGCATACGATCAGCAGTTTCTGCTTGAAGAAGCGTGTTGTTCACAACGCCAGTACCAGATAGAGGTGGAATGTCTCCACCAGTTCTAATTATAGCATTAATTGTCTCTACATTATTAATTAGTTCAGCATCTTGAATACCATTGTTTACGCTCTGAAGAAACTTAAATACAATTTCAAAGTCTCTGTCATTTACCTTTACTGATGGTTGTGATAAGTCACCATCTTGACTGTCTCCAGTAAAGTTACCCAATATATTACCATTGTCGTCTGGTAGCTTGTTGTATATTTCTTTAACCTGATCTGACTTTTCTGGTGGAACTTGGAATACTCTACTGGCGGCATTATTATTAAATTTAGCAAGGGCATTAAAATAGTTATCGTAAAGCACATTACGAACTTGTCCATTTGCATTGGTGTATGTATCAGTAAGATAGTCAAACACATCATCTCTCAGAGACCTAGTTTCAATGAAAAGCATTGGGTGTCTGTAATCGACAACTCGTGCCGCACCAGTTACACTATAATGAACTCCATTTGCTACTCTGTTATCATGGTCTACAGTTGACCCAGGAAAGATGATTGTATCTCCACCCTTAATATCTAATACCTGATCATTATGTAACACAATTACTCTGTTACTTACAGCAATGTCATTGAAGTATTCATCAGTGAGACTAAACTGTAGTGTCCCAGGTTTGATATATCCAAATCCACCATCTACGATTTCGTAGTCAATACTACCAATAGACTCTGAACTCACCTCTGCTATTGTGCCTGTTGCACCAAGACCATTTTTCCTTGATGCTAAAAGTACTTCGTCACCAACTCTGTTTGATGGTAGTCGATTTGCATTAGATACTTCAATACTCGATATCGAACCATTAATAAGTTTACCCACGTTGACAATAGTTTCTACGTTTTCGTTATCAGCAGAGATAACCTCAAGCGAGTCGTTTACAGTAAACTTACCTTTAAGATTAGACATATAGACAATGGGGGTGACAGAGCCACTGATATTAACAAATACAATATCATCGACAAACGCAGAAGCAGACGACAAGTCACCACGAATCGTATTACCACGCCTTATAGGATATCCACCAACATCAAAGACTGACTTCATCTCAAGAAACTGTTCACCGCCCCATAGTGAGTCACTTGGTCTAAAGATGTTTCTAGATGGATATTGAATTTCAATGTTCTCATTAAAGAACATACGGAACAATAGTTGTAAACTTTCTTCTGTACCCTTTCTTACATAGAAGTCTTTAATGTGTTTAAGAATAAAACGAACATCTACACTAGGCTCGAATGGTAAACCAGAAAGATACTTCTTCTTATAATAGACAAGAAAGCTATTGAGAGTTTTATCAATGTCACCTATTTTGGGAACATCACGAGTAATCTTTTCATCAAGATGCTTATAATAAGCCTCGATAAATTCAACGAAGACCTCGTTATTCTCACGATAGACAGCAGGGAACTGGCTCGCTATGTCAGAATAGATATTGTCTCTTACTTCAACGGGCATATTATGATTCCAATGGAGTTACTGTGACTGTTACATCTTCACCACGAATCATAATGATACGATCTTTTGGTGGCTTGATATCTTTATTTACTGTGTTTGCCGTGAACTTAATTGCTTTGCCTGAGAACGAACTGATTGTTAGATCAATAAGTTTAACGTCACCAGTTAGATAATCAACAGTTCCAACAATAGGCTTGAATACTCTCTCGGTGTTACCATCAGCAACAGCAAGCATCATGTTACCTCGACCATCATCTTTACAAGTCACGACTTCATTCTCAACAGTGAATGGAGTACTTATAATAGCAGGTTGGAATGTATCAAAGCCATTGTCTTCATCAAATGGATATGGTTGAACTAGTTTCGTTTCAAACGAGAATGCCGGAGACTTAGTAATGTCTAGATCAGGCGAGTACTCAATAATAGGTTGAGTAAAGATATCAGTAGATACAATCGAAGGATCAAGACCATCTAGATAAGCCGCTAGTCTTGATTGTCTTAATGTCTTATTAAAGTCATTTAAATTCGTATTCTGATATTCTGTAACGGCAAGATCAACTTCACTTTGTATTTGACCCGGTGACTTACTTGTTAACTGTGGATCATATGTAATGCCTACATTTGTATCTACAAACATAAACTTCGCAGTTAGAAAGATAGGCTCAATCGTTAGTGGAGTCTTATCAGATAGATAGCGTTTAAAGTTAGCAATCTCATAGTCAGCAACACCCTCACCACCTACTACGTCAACAGAGATAATGACCTTACCAAACTGTGGTGGATAAATCTCATCACCACCATATACTGATATCGCCTGAATGTTAGGAAAACGAGAACGCAGTAGAGTCTCATAGTCTTTTCTTGTAATTGCTCTCTCTTGTACTTGAGTCGCCTTTGGTGCAAACGCTCGAATCGATTCAATATCTTCTGCATCTCTTCCACCCGAAGATGGTGAATGCACCACAACGTCTATCGAACTAGCGCCGCCAAAAGCGCCTAGAGTCAATGATTCGATGCCGTTGGCATCGGCGCCGGAAGTTATTCTATACTCTGCTACAATAGAGTCAGTGACGATTGGCTGTTTACCAAACTTGTCCTTTCCGAACTGTACTGAATACTTCCCATCATTCTCGGGCTGTAAATAGAATACATTGTCAACTTGTGCTACACCAGTTACATCAGAGCGATAAGTGTACTCAGTGCCATTGACAGTCAGTTCAAGACTTCGTGTGTCTATATTAGGGTTAGACAATACAGTGTCATTGATATTAATAGTTTCTTTTATTAAACGACCTTCATATACATCAATGTCCATAGTAAATACATTATTGTTATTCGGGTCTCGTACAGCATTATATGCCTTATCTGTCAGAAGGTTATATGTCTTATTACCACAGCGACCAATTAATGGCAATCCCTTTGGTAGTGGAAAGTAGTTGCTATCTCGCCCAGGATATGATATACTAATAGTTGCTCTAGCAGTTGCACTACGTCTACTCGTAGGCAGATAGTTAAGTTCCTTTGCATGAGAGATAACACTATTACGCTGTGTAGCACTATCAAGAAACATTTCACTAATAGCAACATTATAGTAATAGCTATTATAGAATGTGTTATACGATAGCACATCTAATAGTACATTCATATTAGAGCCTTCGTAGTCATAGTCTTTAAACTGGTCTTGGCTCTTTAGAAATGTCTTGAGTTCTTCTTTAATAGCATCAAAGTCAAGATTTGTTGCCGGTGATATATCTGCCATGTTATCTTACCCTACTAAGATCGATTGTAATTGATGAGTCTCTGTTACTATTTATTACACTGAATATAATCTCAACAGATATCTCATTTCTATCTACATTGCCCTGTACGACTACATCTTTTACTACAATGCGAGGCTCGTATGTTCTCAATGTTGTTCTTATGTTCTCTTTGAGTATTAGAATAGTATTAGGCGTAGCGAGTTCAAATAGACTACCTCTTATATCACACCCTATCTCTGGTTGCATTAATCGCTCTCCACGATCTGTCAACACAAGATTCTTTACACTTTCTTTTACAGCGGCTTCATTAACCTTTCGTGCAAGATCAGATCGACCTGGGATCTTCTCTAAATTTGATCCAAAGTCTGAAAAGAATTCTCTTGTTTTAGTTCTTGGTGTGATTGCCATTATAGTTCCTATCTATACCGTTATATATTTATGCGTATATTATGAACGCTTCTTTCTAAATCCATCTATATCATGCTTCTCTGTAAGCTGTTTTATATCCACAAGTGCTTGTCCACTATATCCAGATACCCATGATCGTCGGGCACTCGTATCAAGATGTATATGACTCTTATATACACCAATACCAGTAATACCTGCTCTACTAGCGGCTACGATAGTGTCATCTCTTTGTGCTTCTGTTACCTTAATGTCAACAGCATATCCAGTGTTGTGTATTGTATTACCAATAGCACCCATACGCTTTGGATTACCACTCTTCTTTGTTCTACCAGAGATGATCTCATAACTATGCCCTGTCTGCTTCTGTACTCTTATTACTCGGGCTAATAGCTTATCACTTAGATTCTGAAACTCTTTATTAGATATTACCTTAGAAGAGAAGGTTATCTGTGGTGTTAAAAAGGTTGCTTCTGGATTACCCTGAAGAGCAAGTATATCTGACATCTCTTCTTGTGTAATACCCTCATTCGTAAGATAGTCTGCTTCTCTATTAGATGGGGGTGTGGATTGTTGCTTGGCGATAATCTTATCTTTCTTTGCCTTTCTATCTTCATCACTCACTCGTAAAGCACCATACTTAACTGCTTTCTGTGTGTTCACAGCATTCTGACTTTTAAGTACAGCACTCTCACTAAACAAACTACCCGCAAATCTCTGCATCTTAATCGCCGGCGCCATGAGTATCATCTGTAGATCACGAGCCATTTGACATAATCTAAACATAAGATTCGCAATGTTCTCTGGTGTAAGTCTCTCGAATGAAGAGGCTAACTCAGCAACTAGCTTCTCCATATCTTCTATCATACCCCTTACAGTAGCACTTTGCATATAGTTCTGTATGTCTTGTAGTATCTTACCTGCCTTCTTCATTACAGCCATTGATGCTTTAGCAACTCCATATACAGCACCTAGTACAGCGGCAATAGCGGCTGTGGCTGCCTTTCTAGCGGCATTCACTGCTTCCTCAATAATCTGCTTGAGTATATCTAATAGTGTCTGTAGTATGCCCTTCTGTTTAATACTCTCGGCTAACTTCTTAACATCTTTCTCTAGTAGATTCTCGACTTGACTTAATAGTGCCTTGCCTGCTTTTACAACAGCAAATACTTTAGTTAAGTCTTCTAGTATATCGTTATAAGCACCACATAGCTTACCTGTTAAGTCTTGACCAATATTACTTGCTAGATGAAAGTCTAAGTCTCCAAGTAAATTAGCTATGATAGTAGGAAAGATAGATACAGTACCACCTAAACCAAGTAGGGCAGCCTTGTCAGATATTGATAATCCGACACTCTGATTATATGTTAGACCCGGGGCAGTTGCTCCTAATTGATTCAATGCATTTGGATTCACGCCACTCGTTCCACCAGTAACACCACCAATAGTACCCTGTAGTCCAGTAGCACCAACTCCAGTACCACCACCACTAGTAGTAGTACTACCTGCTCCACTAAATGCTCCACCATCTCCAGTACCAATACCACCAATAGTACCAACTCCAGTACCACCAACTCCAGTACCACCAACTCCAGTACCACCAGTACCAATACTAGTGTCAGTCTCTAGATTAATACCAGTTGTATCACCTGACCCTAATCCGGCACTACCAATAACACCACTTCCACCCCCAGTACCAGTTCCAGTACCAGTTCCATTCGCTCCAGTTCCAGTACCAGTACCACCTGATCCATCAGGGAAATCTGACGTAGATAAACCTATATCGCTTTCTTCACTACCAACAGTACCATTAATATTAGTTAAACCTGATCCACTATCGACTTGTAAGTGGCTCTGTACTGACCCCTTTCCAAGCAATCCATCAATACTATTAGATAGATTTGCTGCCGCATCTGTGTCATCCTGTCCATCTCCACTACCACCAGACCCAGACTTCTTGGCATCTGCTAAAGTGGTTGAAGTATCGTTATATTCAGTCACTGCTTCAAGCAATTCTTCGGCATTCAGGTTATTATTGCCCACAAAATCAGCAATATCCGTAACAGAAACACCAGCATTTTCCTCTACACGATCTTTTACACGAGGGTAATCATCAATCACACTGTTCAAAAGTATGTTGTTAAGCCCCTTTGTAAGTGCTACAAGCGAGTTTCTATTGCTATTATTAAGACTAGAAGCACTCTCATTAGCGAGTTTTTGAAGGTCTAGTATCGCATCTACGAGTGCCGATGAGTCTTCTTTAAGCAGTCCACCATCTCCGGCGCCTGCTCCACTTGCTAATGGCGTAGTATTATTACATTCAATACTCATGTTTAGTCGTCTCCAGTTGCCATTGTGCTTGTTATAAACGTAGCTTGACGTTCTACAACAGGCGGTTTCTGTGCTTTACTTGGTGGTAATGTCCCGGGTGATACTACATTTGCTATCTCTGTAACAGATTCTTGGGCATCTTTCAAGTCTTTTTGAGCCCCTCTAGCACCCTCTGTATCACTATAATTACCACTAGCTGCCTCTGCGTTACCATCATTTAGGTGTACTTGAGCGCCTGTGACGTTAGCATTACCACCAGATTTGATGTTTGCTGTAGCACCTGCTACCATATCTGCTCTTCCACCGGCATTAATTGTAGCATGACTTCCACTATTAATCGCAAACTTATCGCCTGCATTGAGTGATATATTCGTACCAGAGTCAAGGTGAATGATGTCTGGTGAGTTAATTTCGATGCCTTTATGACCCGCATCTGCATATGGAAGTAGTTGTTCTGACTCAGCAGGCGTACCTTTTGCTGTCATTTTAGTGTATGTTTCACTGAATATGTTCATTTTATATGAGTCAACGTGGAAGTCTCCATGCAATGCTCTTACATAGAAGCCACCTAATGTCTTGTCATCTCCAGTCGCAAACTTCATATTACCCTTTGCGCCCATGTTAATATCATCACTTGTAGCTAATACAGACACACCAGAAGCAGACATATTCGTCTTCACCCCCGCATGAAGGTTCATATTAGAGCGAGCAGTGACGTTAAAGTTCTCACACTCGATGTCAAGATCACCATTAATGAACACTTTACCACTACCAGTTTCTACCTTGAGTGACCAATCTTCTTGTACATTATGATGAGAAGAACCTGTAACATAGCTTGACAAGACCCCATCAGTTGTGTTATACTGATCACCAAAGGACTTAACAAATATAGTGCCGTTCGGATCAATCTGAAACACGGAGCCCGAACTGTGGGACATCAAAATGTAATCACTAGACTCTGCCTCATCACCATCACCCACTACAAGAAAGTTATCGCCATTCTTAGAGGCAAACACTCTATTGTTTAAATTATTCTCGGGCATAGCAATAGGTGGTTCATCAAAGGTTTCTTCACTCAATGCCTGTGCTATCTCAGACTCTTGAGATGCTCTCTGTATTAAAGTCTGCCCTTTATCTAAGTCTTCACCGCCTTGATAACGATGTAATTCTGGCTTACCATAGTTGTGTACTGATTCTGGTGGTAGATATCCATCTTCACCTGCTTCTCCAGATAACCCTGGTACGTTAAGATGCATACCTGGCAGTCTACCAATGATCATAGGCTGTTGTGCTTCTCTACCATCAATAAAGAAACCAAATACCCAGTCACCCACATTTGGTATGACTACTGATACACCATAAGTGCCATCTAGTACAGTTGCCCATGGTAAATCGCTTGTAGGCACACTGTCTTCGATATCATTACTCACACGAGGAGGGTGTATACCAAAGGCACGAACACGAACTCGCCCAGCATTCGTTCGGTCATGGTTATCTTCCACAACTCCAACGAAATGCAACATATTACTAAAGCCACCTGACATTACTTATCCTCTAGATACAAATAGATTGTATAACTTATTGATACTATTAACAAAATTCCCATAAGGTCGTTCCAAACCAAATTCATTACGTTAGTCCGCCCTTTGTAATCTTAATCTGTTGCTTATACACATCTCCACTAAACTCATTCATAACATTCAGTACGATGTATCTTCCAGACCTTTGCTGATCAATCTCTCTTGATCCTTTCGTAGTATGACTAAACTTATATAGTTCAAGATTAATCACCATGCCCGGATACAACTTAATACGCCCATTAATCTCAATGTCAAGGGCATTCACATCAAAATGATAACTCACAATAGGCTTTGCTGTATAGTTCTCATAGAAGTGTTGATAAGGCTTCTTCATATCAGACTGCCCCATCGACTGCCCAATCTGTGGAAAGTCTGTAAGCAAATACTCCTCAGGCGCTGTGTTAAATGCCATGTACTTGTCAAGGAAGTTCTGCCTATGCGTTAGCTTAACAGGCGATGGAAACTCTTTCTCTCCGACCTCAGTAGTGTAATCATACTGGCGTTCTATACGAGTCCTTGTCGTTGGGTCAAGTTCTGTTACGATGCGCCGATAGGTCCCCTCTTTCATATCACGAAACGTATCGACCTTAGTGCCGTAACTGAAGTCGTTAACACTCTGTTGTGCTATCATTTGACCCGTTCCTGTGTTGTCTTCCACCGTGTTGTAGATAAAATAAAGGCGGTTCTTTTCTTCCTCGTCTAAGGCGTCAAAATCGCCATATTTTTCTACTAGGTACTCAGGTGTACAAAAGAAATACTTCTCTCTTGTCTCAAAGAATCTATATAATGCTGTTTTATTTCTTTCACTGTATGCCCTTCTAGATAAAAACTGCATTGCGGCATCTGCTCTCATGTTTGGTATGACTAGAGTCTGTTCTCCATCTGTTTCTTCTATGTCTATAGGCTTATTATTAGCCGGGTCTTCGCATTGCATGAAGGTATCATAGATATCTTGTGCTATATCACTTATCTTTGTCTTATTATATGACTTTCTTATTGATCTTTGATCGCCTTGTAGCTTTGCAACTGAACAGAATCTTATTGTATACTTCATCATTCTATCATTAGTTGATGATGCGGGACCGATATCTTCGATGGCATATAGAAAAAATCTTTCCGTGGCGCTTTCACCAAAGAAGTCTTCGTAAGTAATCTCTATTTCTTCTTCCCCAATAAGAGGAACGTCTTCGAGCATATTGTCTGATTCTAAAACAACTGCGTATCCTGATATAAATGGATTGTCAATTGACTCTGTGATACCCCAATTAACGATTGCCTTTGATAGTTCTACATATTCAGGCAGTGAATTATTCTCGCTATCCGAATTAATGTTCTCTTCTAATAGAGGTCTTACCTTAAAGTTTTTAAGAGTAAAGAATCCTGCCTGTGATGCTTGTCTAGTCATCTTTTAATATAGTCTCGAATTGTTTTAATAGTTTTGGTACAAGACCTTTGTTGACTAATTCTATTTCTCTTTTGGCTTCGTTGGTGTCCCATTCATAATCATACACACGAACAGCAACAAATTCACGAGCCGGGTTAGTAATTGATGTACCAACCACCTCGCCAGTATCAGCAAAGAATATATTTTCTCCATTAACTGCGGCAGTGAATGTATTACCAACAGTAGAGTTTGTTCCACCAGTTAATAATAACCAGTTACTGTCTGATATTGTACCACGATTATTAATGGTGTATGTCTGACCTTTTATGATTTTATCAGCAGTAATAGTATGGCTATTACCAAGAGCAACAAATGATGCACGATTTAGGAATGTCTCGCTGTCATACTGACTCTTATAATGAACAATATTAGCAGAGATTGTTCTATCCATTGACCAATCCATAACTTGTTGTCCTACATATCCAGACTGTTCGGCATACTGAGCAATAATATATTTGTGTAGATTCTCTTGAGACTTAGGCCATTCAGTATATGGATCAACAATATCATTTGCCATGAGTACTAACCAAGCAAGAGATGGGTCGTCATAGTAATAATATGCTACATCTTCAGGTCTTTCCCCTTCTTTAACTGTGTATGACATATAATCTAATACACCGTCTTGTATAATATCTCCAAGTCTTGCTCGTCTGGTAATATCTAGGGCTTCAACACCATTGATATTGACTGTTGGATAGTTTTTAAAATAACTCATATTCTTGACCCCGCCATTCCAACTGGTAGTGGTGCAAACGCAACAGTATCATCACCAGGTATTCCCCCTGCGGCTATCATGTCATTAGTAATTCCATCGTTATTTAATACTGATCTAGGTACAACAGACTCTGTGATTGTTCCATCTGGCAATGTTTTCGCTACAATTATTTCATCATTTGATTGTAGATTACTAAAATCTTCTTCTGCTGAGTAAGAAGGCTCTTGTGCTTGCTGTATTGATGAGAGAGATTCGTTACTAATGTCACCAAATAATCTTTCATCGACAGCTTCTGCTGATAAATCACCGGCTTCGTTGTCAGCCGATGTATGAATATATGCTTCATTAAGTGTCATTGTAATACGAACTGCACTTGGCTTACCACCTTTTTGTATTGCTAATCCATTAGGGCTGTAGTCAATATTTAATTGTGAGATCATTGATGTCTTGAATTTAAAGAAATAATTCTGATCTAATCCCTGAAAGAATATATTTACCATTGCAGGGTATCTTAGAAGACCTTTATTAATTGCAGTGATCTCAGTTTCTGCTCCACCAATTGCACTATCTGTTTTTGGTAGTACCATTCTCTGTAATGTACGAATAATTGCTTTTAAATCACGAGACTCTTGTTCTGTCTCTGGTGATAATAACCATTCAAGTGAGTGTACTTTGAGATCAACACCCTTAAATACAAGAGTGGCAAATGGATTTACTGCTGTACCACGACCTGCTCCTACTGCGTTAGCAATATCTGGGGCAATCTTTGCGGCACCAATTGCTGTTAAAAAGCCTGCGGCATCACCAACTTTACCTGCACCTGACTTCAATGCTGATAAATCACCAGTAACAGCATCACCAAGCGCACTACCAAAACCTCTAATACCACCTGTAACAGCACTTGCAATATCCGCCGCCGCACCACCAATGCTAGTATTACCAGATGCTACACCTGCGGCACCAGTAGCAATTACACCAATTTCATCACCTTGAACATTAATTTTAAATGAGTCTTGAATCTGCTTTGGAAGTGGTAATAATACTTCTGCTACTGGTGTCTCGACTGCACCTTTCGCACCCCCATAGGTATACTCAAAGAATCGCATAAGAGTAGCATGGGCACCAAGATTTGATGGAAATTGTAAAATTTCTGTCGATTGTCCTCTCTCTTTTCGTCTGAGTGCGATATGCTGTTCAGGACTTGTTTTAAGTAAGTTGTCACCTGTACCCAAAAATTTAGCCATTTTTCTACCTTTATATAAATAAAATAAGTTAGTCTATGACAATTATTTATATGAGTTCTATAAGATGGCAAAGTATAATCAGGGTAGATTTCGCCCACGAAACCCGACAAAGTATAAAGGCGATCCAACTAATATAGTATATCGTAGTGGTTGGGAATTAAAATTGATGAACTATTTAGATAAGCATCCACACGTTACGTTGTGGAATAGCGAAGAAATAGTCGTGCCATATCGTTCACCAATTGATGGTAAGATGCATAGGTATTTTCCAGACTTTTATGTTGAGAAAGTATTTAAGGGTAAAAGAGAGAAGATATTAATCGAAGTCAAGCCGTATGCACAGACGAAACCACCTACTGTACAGAATACTAAAAAGAATAAGCCTACCAAGCGTTATTTAAATGAAGTTAAGACTTGGGGTACTAACTCAGCTAAGTGGAATGCGGCGGCTGAGTACTGTAAAGATAGAGGTTGGAAGTTTTCTATTATAACAGAGAATGAATTAGGAATCAAGTGATACTGTATAAATAGATAATAAACACAAGGAAATTTAACAATGTATGATTATAAATGTAATGTAGTTAAGATAGTAGATGGTGATACTGTAGATGTGGACATCGATCTAGGTTTTGGTATCTGGATGAGAAACGAAAGAGTTCGTATCATGGGCATCGACACACCTGAATCAAGAACAAGAGATTTAGTAGAGAAGAAGTTTGGTCTAGCCGCAAAGGAAAGACTCAAGCAACTACTAGGCGAATCAACAGTATTGCGTACACAAATCGCAAGAAATGGCGAAGACATGAAAGGTAAGTTTGGTCGTATTCTTGGTGACTTTGATGTATATGATGCTCAGACTGATGCTGTAAGACCAGTCACAAAGATATTAATTGACGAGGGTCATGCTGTACTCTATTTTGGTGGATCAAAAGAAGAGATTCAAGAGAAGCATATGCTCAATAGACAAAGATTAATCGAAGAAGGTGTAGTAATACTCTAATGGCTGTACTGTTTGACGAAATACTTAACAAGGGCGTTCGGTCTGGTCAGGTACCTGCTCGTACTGCTGAGGCTCGTAATTGGTATCGTGATACAGCAAGAAAATATAAAACAGTAAAAGAGAATCAGTTCTTTGGTGGTAAGAATAAAGATCGTATGATGGGTAGACCATTACTTGGTGGTATGTACATGATGCTTTATGATGCTAAGACTAAAGCAAAACTACCATATTATGATAGAATGCCTTTAATCTTTCCATATAAACGAGTACCGGGTGGATTCATGGGGTTGAATATGCATTATCTACCACTACAGCTTCGTGCTAGATTGATGGATGCATTATACGATACAGCAAATAATGATAGATATGATGAGACAACTAAAATAAAAATTAGCTACAAGATACTAGACAAAGCGGCTAAGTATAAAGCGTTTCAGCCCTGTCTGAAAAGATACTTGAACTCGCAAGTTCAGAGTAAATTTATGTACATATATCCATCAGAGTGGGATATTGCACTATTCTTACCAACAGAGAGATTTGTTGGAGCAACAAAAGCAAGCGTATTTGCCGATTCAAGACGGCAGATCGGAAACGATTAGGTAAAGACATGGCTTTTAATATAAACAATTTAAACTCACAGATTGGTAAGCATGGTGTACAAAAGGGTAATCTATTTAGAATGACCATTACACCACCACCCGGTCTAATTGGTACGCAATTACCCACAGCTATGGAGTCGAGAGATTTACAGTTCTTTTGTAGGGCTGTTACTTTACCAGAGTTTGATGTTCAGACTGATGAAGTTCAACCACAAGCATTTGGGCCTGTAGTTCGTAGACCAAGAACGCTAAACTTCCCTATATTGACAGCAGTATTTACTGTAGATGGCGACATGAAAATTCCAAGTTATTTTCATCGTTGGACACAACTTATAATTAATTATGACAACACGAGTCAATATGGTTCATTAAATGGAGCATTGCCGTTTGAGATGGGATATAAGCAAGAGTATGCTACAACATTAACTGTTGATGTGTATAATGAGTATGGTGAAGACATCTATACATATAAGTTCAGGAATGCTTATCCTATAAATGTTAGTGGTGTAGAGGCTGCTTGGGCGAACAATGATGAAGCACTAACGCAATCTGTAGGATTTAGCTATGACATACTATCTGTAACTGGCGCATCTGTACCTAGACCGGGTCTTGGTGGAAGTCGTGATGTAGATGTGGTTAATCCATTCTCATCAACAGGCGCACCTGGATTTCAGTTAACTAGTGATTCAGAGCAAAGATTACAAGTAGCAGAAGAAAGAAATTATACTGAAGGTAAAGTGCTTACCGGTAGAGGGTGGAGATACCCGATAGGTCAAAGCGAAGAATAATTTATTATTTTATAATATAGGAGAAGTGAAATGGGATTACCCAAGATTGACCTTCCATTATTTGAGACGAAACTCGTCTCCACTGGAAGAAAGAAGATTAAATACAGACCGTTTACTGTAAAGGAAGAGAAGATTCTTCTAATTGCACAAGAGTCTGACGAAATTGATCAGGTTATACTAGCAATTAAGCAGATTATTGGTAACTGTTGCTCTAATGTTAATCCAGACGATCTACCGATGTTCGACATAGAATATCTATTAATGCAGATCAGAGGCAAGTCTGTCAACAATGTAATTGAGTTTCAGATAACTGACCCAGAGACAGAAAAACCAGTACTACTTGAGTTGGATATTGACGAAATACAGATAGTCAAACCAAAGGGACATAGTAAAGAAATCGCTATCAGTGATGAGGCATTCATTGTGATGAAATATCCACAATTGACTGAAGTAACTACTATGCTGAATCCAGAAAAAGAGCAAGCAGACAACATCTTTGATGTTATGCTATCATGTATTGAGTCTGTAGTAGAAGGTGATACTGTATATAATCTAGACGACTTTACTAAAGAAGAAGTAATGGAATTTGTTGAGTCTTTCTCGACAGAGACAGTTGAAGGTGTTAAAAATTTCTTTGAAACAATGCCTGTATTGAAGTGCGAGAAAGAGTATGTTAATGCTAATGGCGATAAGAAGAAAGTGGTTCTGGAGGGTGTCGAAACTTTTTTTATCTAGTGTTGTGCCATATCAGCTTGGGAACATACTATAAGACGATGTTCGCCATGGCTCAACATCATAAATATAGTATCGCAGAATTAGAAAATCTAATGCCATTTGAACGAGATTTATATGTTGATATGCTGTTAGATTACATAGAAGAACAAAAAGCTAAAAATCGATAATGGAGTATAAAATGAGCGAAGAAACAAAAGCAGAAGTATTTCACCCTGCTGATACAAATGGTGATGGACAAGTAAGTAAGCAAGAAGAAGCGTTGTATCTTGAGTTTAAACGCAAGGAACTTGAAGATGCTGATGCTATGCGTGATGCACAGCGTAACATGACATGGTTTGCTCTTGGTGGTTTATTACTCTATCCATTTGCTGTTGTTTTAGCATCTCTCGCAGGCTTAGATCAAGCACAAGAAACGCTAGGTGATATGGCACCGACATACTTTGTCGCTGTTGCCGGTATCGTTGCGGCATTCTTTGGCACACAAGCAATGAAGAAGAAGTAGGAGTAGATTATGGACCCAGTAGAAGCGTGGAACTCGTTATCATATTTTGATGGTGTACTATTCACTGTCTGGTTAGGCACTATGTATTACGGAAAAAACTTAATCGATCAATGGTTCGGAAAATAAAAACAAATGGCTGAAGATACACGACCCGATGCTGACTTTAGCGAGTCGGCACCACAAACAGCAAAAGAGTCAATGACTCCAGTTGCTGATGCGATAAAAGAAAGTATCGAAGCCAGAAAGCAAGAGGTCGGAGATAAAAAAGAGAAGAAAGGTCTTGGTAAATTCTTTTCTTTTGGCGACTCAACAAAAACTATTCTTGAGTCTATCGAAAAGTCGATGTTTATGCAAACATCTTTCTTGGAAGAGATCAACACTAACCTAAAAGAATCAAACTTATTCGATAGAGAGTCAGCAGAAGATGCTGAAAGAGCCGCTAATCTTGCTAGAGTTGGTGAGGATATAGCTACACCAGGAGCCCCTGAAGAGTCTAAGCCTGAATCAGAAGATAAAAATCTACTTGATAAACTCAAAGATTCACTTGGTGATCTAAAATCGAAGGCATCTGATGCCGCTTTCGGTAAAGAAGAAGACAGTTTCTTCAAAAAATTCCTTAAAACTGGCGCAACAGTACTTGGTGGTGGTCTTATTGCCGCAGGGTTCACTGATAGTATAACCAATAAAGCATTAAAGAAAGTAGGTGTAAACGAAGAAACTGCTGACAAAGTATCTAAGACTGCAGGCGATTCAGTGGGAGTTGGTACTTCAGCCGGATTGACTGCAATGGCACTCAATAAGTTTGGGTTGCTCGGTAAAATCGGATTGAAAGTTGGTGGTCTTAAAGCGTTTGCTACAGCCGCAGTTGCAAAAGTAACTTATGATGCAATTGGTGAGTTAGATGTTGACGATGATGGAAAGATTCTAGGAATAAAGAAAGAACTTGTTCAGGGTATTGGTGGTGGTCTTGCCGGCATAGCTACCTTTATGGGAGCAGGTAAAGCATTTGGTGCTGTTGGTCTGGCACTGAAAGCAGGAATGGGCGCAGTCAAGAGTAAACTTGGTGCTAATGTTAAGGCGCCTAAAGTTAAGATACCTGGAATGCAGGGTGCTAAAGTACCTGGCAGTGTACCCAAAACACCAACTCCGAAACCACCAACTGTCAAAGCATTAAAGGCTCCCACAGCAAAATTACCTAGTGCTACTACCATTACCACAAGTGGTAGAGCAACTGCGGGTCGACCGCAAACAGTCAAGGGCGTAATGCAAGCCATGACAAAAATAAATCCATTGACAGCACTCAAATACGCTAAGTTTTTTAAGATAGGCGCACCTTTAGCGGCTGTCATACCTGCTCTTATCGAACCTGCAATGGCTATCTATAATGACGAACCCGATTCAGTTATTAGAAAGCAGACTGCAGGCGCACTTGGTTCTATTGGTGGTGCGGCACTTGGTACTATAGCAGGCGGTAGTTTGGGTACTATGATGTTCCCGGGTCTTGGATCAGCTATTGGTGGTGGTATTGGTGGATTACTTGGCGCACTTAGTGGTGAGTGGTTAATCGAAAAGATGACAGGCGCATTGTTTGATGGTGATGACTTAGACGAGAAAGAAGTAAAGAGTGAGGTTAAGAAAGATACAAAAGTAAGAGGTGTCCCTAAAGGTGGTGCGCCAAAAGAACCAGAATCTAAATCTGTCTCTGCTAAAGTAGGCGCTAAAATCACTGATCTTGGTGATATGGAACCGACTAGCGAACAGAAAGTTGCTGATGCTCAAGTAAAGGCTGATGATGCAGGTAAAGCACTATCAGATTTTGAGTCTACTGCTAAGTCTGCTAAAACTGTTCAGAAAGCAGATGAATTTGGTGACATGATTGATACAGTTGTCTATGATGATGCCGCAGAGCAAGCACAGTTCGACAAATTAAGTGATGCTAAGTTTGATGCTGATTATGCTGTAGAAGATGCGACATCAGAGATGATTACTGGAGATTCATTCGATGTCCCGGGTCAATTTGAGAAGTTAGTGTTCTTACAAGATAAAGGAGTCTTACCTGAGGGCAAGAGTCAGATAGTGATGGGCAAATTCGTAGATGGTCCTCTATCAGGTATGACACCAGATGAAGCCATTTCGATGTATGTTACACAAGAAGCATCTACTCAAAAAGCCTCCGCAGAATTTAAGGCTGGCGATAAGAAGGCTATACCTAAGATAGCACCAGACATGACTAAGCCAAAAACAGCAGATGGTAAAATACCCGCTAAAGTGACACCTGCAGAGGCGTTTTTGCCGAATAATGTTGCAACTGGTGATGATATGGGGCTATCTGTAGAAGAAGCAGAGAAGCAACTTGCTGATGCGAAAGGGGCGTTTGCTCAAGCAGAAGAAGACGGCTCTATATATGAAGGGTTTAGACAAGATGAACTTCAAGCAGACATACAATTCGCTGAAAAAGACCTTGCAGATGCTAATGCTCGTGCGGCAGCCTCTGGTGACTTTGTTAAGAGAAAGCCTGAGCCAGTGAAAGGTATCATGGAAACTTCAGGTCTTCAGTCTGCTCCAGAAAAACTAATGACTAAAGCTAAAGTAATATCAGAAGAACAATCAGACAAAGACAAACAAGCATCAATGGCAGTTCAAAATAATATTAGTCAAGGTGGCGATACATCTAACGTGACAACTGTTGGTGGAAACACTTCTAACGTCAACATCATCAAGGGTGGTGGTGCAAGTTCACTCGCTAACGCTCACCTACCAGTACCACAGTCAATCTAAATCTCTTTTCTTGCGAGTCAGTGTAGTTTCTACATTGTCTTGCTTGAGAAGTTCCTCAAGTTGCTCCACCGAAACATAATCTAAGTCCCAGTGATTGCAGATATCGTTGCGATATCGTGTATGGTTCTTGTCAGAACTTTTTGACTTCTTTCTATTGAAATAGTCTATCAATCGATTACATATTTTCATATAAACAACCTCTTATTTTAAATTAAAAAAAGGGGCGCATCCTTGCACCCCATAAACCCTAGTTTGAGTTTTGACCAATCACCTTAGTCTTCCGCTA